TTTTGTGGCTTTCCATTTTACTGTATCTCCAATCTTAAATCCAGAGTTGGTATTAGCAGGGGCATCTGGTATAGTAGTACCTCTTTTTATAACATCATAACCTTTCTTTAGTAATTTTCCGGCTCCGCCTACTACTCCGCCTACTACTGCTCCAGCGGCGGCTCCTGTTCTTTGTCCTATCGAACCGTCTGTGGTATCTTGCCCTAACCAGTGTCCTGCTTGTGACCTCATTGAACCTTTTCCGGATTTTGCATATCCTTGTTTATCAAATCCAGCAGTTTTTAATAATGCTTTATCAACTGTTGAGCCAGGTGCAACTATAGTACCTGTCCCTTTTTCTTTCCATCGTGATGTTTCTTTATCGTAGAGATACTTTTGGCCGTTATACTCAATAGGCTTATTGAAATTTAGATTATCGATATGAGTGGCTTCGCTTCTCTTTTTACCAAATAGTTCGTTTACTTGTACAATTTCATTAATTAGCATTGTCTTCTCTTTGGGATTCTTTTATAATTTTCTTTATGCCCCTGGAGAATTTATTTGTGTCTTTACCTTTGATACTATTAAGCAGTCTGTTAGTAAGATCTTTTGCTTGAGTTGGACTGTAGTATTCATCAATTTGGTCAATAAGATTAATTGCACTTTCTATAATATGTTCAGCACGTGATTCAACCACATGGTTTCTGTCCCTATCTATAGAAATTTTATTTAATTCTTCAAGAATACTTCTTGTCTTTCTCAATTTACTTCTCCAAGTACTTTATAGTAACTATTTATCATATAATTAATTTTTAAATGTCATTCTTTTTCAAGAACTCTCTCATATTCATTGCTTGGTCAATAGTATTCTTAACTTCGGGCTCTTCTGCCTTTATACTATTACCTCTTTTTAATTGATCTACCAATGAATTAGTTGTCATTGTCATTGCGTCTTCATCGCCTTCTTGTAGATCTTCAATTCTTAAAGTATCTGGATTAAATCTTAAATCAACTTTAGTACCAACACCACTACTTGAACGTGTTTTCATAAATTGTATTTGATATCTACCTTTTTCACGCATAGCATTACTTGTAAATATACCTACAACATTATCTGCTGTTTGTATTTTACTAATACCACCTGCAATATGGTGGTGATCAAACTCTATTTCTTCAACTGCACCCCTGTTTAACTGCGATGCTGTAACAAATAATAAATCTCTTTCCATTGCAAGGTTACGCAACTCCTCAGAAACATATTTGTCTTTAATAAACAAATCACTACCGCTTACTTTAGCACTAATAGGCATCATAAGATCTAAATAATCTACAAGTAAACAGTCTACTTTTTCGCCAATTGATATCTCGTATTCTCGTAAAAATACTCTTAAATCATTACAGTTAACACCATTAGGCATTTGTTTAACACGGAACTTGCCAGCACCTTTGCCTTTCATACGCACTTTTAAATCTACGTCATCCATGTTTTTCATTACTTCTTTAACACCAAAACCACTAACCATGCTGTCAAGACGCATACTAATAAGTTGTTCACTAAGTTCTAAACTAATGTAAACAACATTAAGTCCTGCAAGTGCCCAGTTTACACCAAAGTTTTGTAAGAACAAACTTTTACCTGCACCCGAACCACCTGCGAAGATTGTCATTTCGCCTCTATTCAGACCACCGTATAACTTTTGATCTATACCTTTCCAGCCTGTGCTAACTGCTCCACTTTGATCTTTAATCCATTGTAGTCTTTCTTTAGGATTATCAAAGTATTCTAAACCTAAGTCCTTAATAAGTCCTACCTGGCTTGCTTCTTTAATTTTATTTTCTACAGTACCATAGTCTTGTTTTTCAAGTAAATCAGTACTTTCAATAATTGCCGCTTCAAGTGATTTATGCCTACAAAATGTTTCAAACTCTTTTAAAAACCATTCATGATGATCGGGTGTTACATTAGGTATAGGTTCTAAATGTGTGCCTGACACAGCACTAATCTGCTCTGGTGTTGGTATTGCATTGTGTTGTTCACTATGAGAAAGAAATAATTCAACCGCCGGTCTATACTTTTGTATGAAGAACTGTGGCTTCACAATGTTAGAACATCTACTAAATAGATCAGGGTCGCTTACTAAGAATCTTAAGAAAAGTTCTTGTGTTTCTTCGTTGTATGTTTTAATATCACTCATATGCGTTTTTCTTCCAGCTCGTTTAATATATATCTATAAATTTTCTCGTGACCTACACGATTTGGATGTCCATTTTCGGCACTAACCTCTAATCCTCTGCAAAGTTCACTGATTGTTATGTCGGTAAAGTGTTTATAATTAATTGTATCAAGCATTTCGTTAAAATACGGAACGTTAAGTTCGTCAGGTTCATATGACCTTGGGTCTGCACTCTTACTCATAGGTATGAATAGATACCTTGTTATTGCGTTACGTCTAAATACTGATTGTAATAGTAAAATTTGTTCCATAGTACTTAACATGTCTTTTTCTAAAGACTGATGATTATGTGCAACACTAAAGTATTTCTTTTGCAAAGCATCATATGGAGCAGAATCCTCAGCATGGCTATTACCAACTGCCCATGGGCGGTCTCTCCACTTGTCGTCAAAGTTTGCTAACTCGTTTAATGCACCTATCCATATGTTTCTTTCTGCATCGTACCATTCGCTACGTTCACAGTTTGTTAATTGTATAAGATACACCAATGATGAAGGATTAGGATGCCTATTAATAAAGTCAATAGTACGCCTAATAATTCTATGGTTAGAACAACCTGGATAGGAATTATTTTCTACTATCTCATGGTCGGCTTCCAAGAACGAAGGCCAAAAAGGTCTAAACTTGTGAGCTTCTCCGGCAGTAAAACTACAACCGTTTATATATAATTTCATTGGTTCCATATTTAGTGTCCTATGTGTATGCCAAACAAATAACCTATTGCTATTGATATAGGTACAATAATTAATAAATCCATTGCCCAATGTAATGCAATTGCTAAGGATATAATTTCCTTCCAATGTAATTTGCACACATCTTTCCATTCCTTTATTCTTTTAATCATAACATTTTTGCCTTTACTCTTGCTTTCAATTGGTTGCCTGTTGCATGTTGGATAATACTCCTAACAGTTGCTAACCTTCCATATTTTTGTACAGCATCTGCGGCATCTTTTATATCAACATGCCAGGGTGGAAAACTTACTTCCCAATCTAAACTTAATGCTTGTTCAATAAATTCTTTACCAGCATCATCTCTATCAGGACATACAATAACTCTTTTATTTAATTTATTAATTAAATGTGCCTGTTCGGCTGTTACATGGTTTCCTTGAACTGCTATACCATCTATCATGATAGCATCGAATACACCCTCGACTACAATTACTATTTCTCTTTTACTATCTGCAAATCTATCAACGTTAAAGACATATCCAGGTTGCATTTTGTGTAAGTACTTCGGTGTCTCCTTGTTGGGTGGATTTATATGTCTACCTGTCCAACCAACAAGTTCTCCGTTATATGAAAAAGGGACTATAAGTCTTTGCTTGTATAACCTGTCGTCAAAGTATAGCAATGGATATAGACCATATAGTCCTCTTTCAATAGCATATTGCCTGATTGGATGTTCTACAGGCAAGTCGTCTACTGCAATAGTAGATTCGGGTAATACTTCCGTATTAAATTTTGAAACGTTATACACATAGTCTGATGTTTCCTCAACTTCAAGTTGTTCGCTATGTTTTAATAACTCTATTTGTATTTGGTGTACTTCTTTTGAATCGACTCCTAACTTCTCTACAAGTTCTTTGTACTTTTTACCTATTGTTGGATTCGGTGCCCAGCCTGTTTTAAAATTACAATTGAAGCAATTAAAACTAATCTTTGGACCGCTACATATAACTCCGCCTCTTTTTCTTTTATCATTACACATAGGGCAGTTCATAGTAACCCAGCCGCTTGGAGTCTTGCTTGTTTTCACAGGCAAATTATCTAAAAGGAGACGATGTACTCGCTCAATAAGAAAGTCTATATCCATGTATTAATTATACAGGATAAATGTCAGATTGTCAACTAATTTCTTACTTGAATTAAATCAATTGTACCTGAGTTGGATGGATCTGGCTTATGCAATACTCTTAACCAATTAGCATTTAATGTATATGATTTATAAAATATATCACTGCTGGCACTTAAGGCAATATTAGCATCAATTGTAAACCAATCAGTACTAACGTCATCACTGTCTGGTGATGTTGCAATACAACTTGCTTGTATATCAATATTACCAGTGTATGTTGTAGGATGTATAGCAATGCTATGTAATCCAGATGAGAAGTTTCTGTCTTGGTTACCAAAGAAAGCACTTGTTGTAAAAATATTTGCGGCATCGCTTGGTGTAGCCGCTACCTGGGTAAATGTATTTGCTGTTTGTGTTGGTATAGGTGTTTGGTCAATTTGTTCTGTTATCTCAATTTGGAACTGGATATCACTGTTTTGGTTTGCAAATACAGGACGGTCAATACTATCAGCAGTTGTTCTTGCAATATATATTGTGTGTAAACCTGGTTTAACATCTTTTAAGTCGCCATCATTAAGAACAAGTTTTACCTGTCCTACGTTACTTGTATGCTCCAATAACTTCTTAAGAATTCTTCTTTTAGTTGTTGGATCAATTAAGTATCCATATAATTGGTCAGATGAAACATTTTGTAGTTTTCTGTCTCTATCCCTGATATTAAATACTAAATCATTTGTTAAGCCTTTGTGGGCCTTTAAATCTTTGTTGTTCATAGGTCTGTTATCCGTATAAATTCCCTCAGTAGTTATTACTAAGTCAATTGCATCTTCGTAAAGATATAGTTTGTGGTCGCCGTAGCTCATAATTTTAACTCTTTATATTACTGTATTTATCACATCCTAAGGTAAATAGATACGTGGACAATAAAAAAGAACTAATCAAAAACACTGAAGAAAAATTTCCTTTCCTAACTGGTATCAGTTACGGTGGTAATGACTATGTTGGTATTGTCGTAAACTACGATAATACTATTTGTACTTTTTACGATTTGGACACTATCCCTACCGAGTTACTCAAACAAGCCATATTAGATTATGGTGATACTTGGTGGTGGGAATCTAATCGTCAATTACCTATTGATGTATTTCTCCATATTGAAATGAGACCTTTTAGACCTTATCTAAGAACATTTGTTATGAAAGATGTTGAAGTACTATTTGGTCCAATGACTTCGCTACAAAATTTAATTCGTAAAAGGATTAAAAGACGTGGTGTTCAATTAGTTCGTAAAGCAGACTAACTACTCTCTACTATTCTATTTAATTGTACTGCAATTGCTAATGCATATCCAATCGCATGACTGTGTTTAAAAAAGTATTCGTCTGTCTTAACCCAAACCTCTTTTTCTATTTCTTCCCAACTTTTACCAACCAAGTATCGTTTGCCTGGTCTAATCATTGCAAGTATCATTGCAAGTTGTTCAATACTTGTAGGTTGATGTTGTTTAACAATATCGTAATGTTTATTAATATGAAATAATTCTTCTACTACTTCTTTATGCTGAAGTAATTCCCACATAGGTTCTGTTGCAACCAACTGGTCCAAATGAGCTTCATCTCTAATGCCATGGTATACATGGTTATTTAGGATATCAACCTTGAACCAACCGTCGTCTTCTGCTTGTTTGTGATCTATTGCACTATATCCTTCAAGTGGAAACGTATCAATGTTTTGAAAGTAGACACCAGTATTGTGTTTGGTAAATTTACCATCCTTTTCAATACTTGCAGGCGTACAATTGACTAACTTTAAAAAGTCGTCTCTATTAGCCATATCAATGTCTACATCAAAATCAATCTTCACTGTAAAGCATACTCCATTTCATTAATTTTTCTTTCTTAACTTTAATACGTTCTTGTATCTGCTGTTCGCTTACAAGTCCGCCATCACGTAAGATTTCAATCATGCACATAACGTCACCAATCTCTTCTTGCAACTGCGTATAATCGCTGTCTTCTCCAAAACGTAACATTTTGCTACATGCTTGTATTAGTTCACCACATTCTTCCATTGTGATTACTAACATTTCTTCTTTCTTTTTCATATCTCTTTATTTTTAAATTCTTGTGCTAATGGAAATATCTCTGCTATAACATCTGCTACAGCATGAGCAATATCTATATGCTCTTGTTGTGTGCCATTAGCACCACGTAATTCAATGTAATGAATCCAACTACGCAACGTACCGTTAACGTACAG